CACCCCAAGATTGACAATATCTTGCACAACTGTGGCTTGCATTCCGAGTGGATTAATGCAGGCGAACTGGGGGTGTACGAGAATTAATTGGAAAGGGTAGGGAAAGTCCCTATCCAATCCTTTAACATTCTGTTATACTTGCCTCACTGCAATCAAGCAGGAACGATACAAGGAGCAACAAATGGACATTTTTAACGCAACTGGTTTTGACGACATGGCTGACGATTTGGGTGCGGTTTACGCAACTACACCCATTGCTAACGCCGCCAAAGAAGTGGTGTACTTCGAGCAGGCTTGCCCCAAGTGCAACGGCTCTGGCACTTACTACGGTTACAGTCGTTTTGGCATGCAGTGTTTTACCTGCAAGGGCAACGGCAAGTTGTCTTTCAAGACTTCCCCTGCTACTCGTGCCAAGGCTAAGGATTCAGCAAAGCGTCGTGCAGTTGCCAAGGCCGAGGCTCAAGTCTCTAAGGCTCAAGAGTGGAAAGCCGCCAACTCAGCCGAGGCCGCATGGATGGAGTCCAGCGCACCCCGCTTTGAGTTTGCCAAGTCTATGTTGGACGCCCTCAACAAGTACGGTCACTTGACCGAGCGCCAGATGTCAACTGTTCAGCGCCTGACCGTGCAAGATGCAGAGCGCCAAGCTCAGTATCAAGCAGAGCGCCAAGCTAAGGCTGAAACAGCCCCAGCAGTGTCTGTAGAAGCCATAGAGGTGGCTTTTCAGACCGCCAAGGGTGCAGGTATCAAGTTCCCCAAATTGCGCCTTGAAGGCTTTGTTTTCAGTCCTGCTGGCGAGAAAAGCTCAAATGCTGGCGCTGTCTACATCAAAAACAAAGAAGATGGCGTGTATTTAGGCAAGGTCATGGGTGGCAAGCTCTTTACTTCCCGTGACTGCTCTGCTGAAGCTAAAGACCGCATCGTAGCGGTTGCCACTGACCCTAAGCAGGCGGCTATTGCCTACGGTCAGAAATTTGGTTCCTGTGCAATATGTGGACGAGCGTTGACTGACAGTGACAGCGTTGATCGTGGCATTGGCCCCATCTGCGCAGAAAAGTACGGATGGTAAGACCAAACCCCCACGTAAAAGTGGGGTATTGCTTTACCTACTTCTTTAACTTGGTGTTATACTAATTGCACTGCGATGTTGCAGGAACGTAAAAAGGAACAAAGATGAAAACAGTAACTATGTATGGAACTGATCGTGTGGTGTACGAGGAGTCTGATCGTGAGATGTTGGCGCAGTTCAAAAACATTTGTGAATATGATTGGCACAATAATTGGGTAAAGCAGGGTTCCAAGGACGAGGGAACCTGCTGTTTGGGCAAGGGCATCAAGGTCTATTTCCTACCCAAAGGCAAGCGTTTGCCTCGTGAGGTGTACTTAGCACGTTGTGACTTTGTGCAGGGCAACGTGGCGGCATATAAGGCTTCTAAGCCTGTAATGGAGCGCTTGGAAAGCGAAGGCATCGCTTGTTGGTATGACGACGGAAGAATGGATTAAGGGGAACCACATGACACAAGACAATTGGAAAACAGGATTTGATGCAGGCGTTGACTTCGTTCTCACGTTTGCCAACGAGCAGATAGGCTTTGAGTTCAAAAACATTGGCGAAATGATGTTGGAGATTGACAACCTCAAAACCATCAAAAGGCTTTACGAGGCGCAAATTAACGCTAAGGAGTCAGTATGATTGCCTACTGCGATTACATTGCCAAACGTATCAAGGAGGCTTTGACTGTGCCTGATGTTGAAAACAATATCCTTGGTCACGTTGGTAACGTCAACTATGACCTAGGCGATAACGACGAGTTCTACAGCACCAAAAAAACAATCCACGTGCTCGACGTAACGGGTAAACGATACAAAATTACCGTCGAAGAAGATTAAAATGGCTAACTACCTAATGATTGTTTTCTTGCTCACCCTTGGGACAATCATTGGGATTGGCATCATAATTATCTTTATCAACCTGATATGGTTTATTGAAAATGGAGAAAGAGATTGAACTCACCAAAACCTGCTGAAGAAATATGGAGTGTGGAATACTGTCGCCAAAACCCTGAAAAGGCTTCTGAAGTAATTAGAACCCTTCAGTTGATGCTGAACGCCGTAGAAGACGAACTCAAAGAAATTATGTCAATTGTGGAAAAATAAAATTCCATGTAAACTACAGGTTAAAGGAGCCGTTGAAATTATTATGGCAACACAACCAAAACACGCTGGTGGGCGTCCATCCAAGTACACCGAACAGCTTGGCATCAAAATCTGCGCACTTCTAGCCGCAGGTACACCCGTTACGAAAATAGTTCTCTTAAACGATATGCCTAGTCAACAGACCGTATATACGTGGTTAAGAAAACACCCTGAGTTTCTTGAGATGTATGAGATTGCAAGGCAAGACTTAGCGCATACGATGGCGAATCAAATCCAAGAGATCATTGATGAAAAGCCCCTACAGATCGTTGATGAGGCAGGCAACATCAAGTACGACTCAGGCAGTATTGCTGACAAGCGCCTACGCATGGATGGTAGGAAGTGGTTAGCCGCTAAGTACCTACCTAGAGTCTATGGAGAGCGCACTGTGTTGGCTGGTGACGTTGAATCCCCACTAGCTCATAGGGTGAGCTTCGATACGTTCGATACGGTGATCGAGGCAATCGAGGCTCGTAGGCAGGCTAAGGCGCATGGCTGACCACATTGTTGAACTCCTGCGAAACCATGAAGTACGAGAGCAGTATGCCAACCTCCCTCCAGAACTTAGAGCCGCCTTCGATTGGCGAACCAAGTGGCTTTCCCAAGCTCATGACCATCAAATCGCCCCTCCCGACAATTGGTGGTCGATATGGCTCCTGTTGGCTGGTAGGGGGGCTGGGAAGACCAGAACAGCCGCAGAGCAGATCGGTTGGTGGGCTTGGACTGAACCCAACACTCGTTGGCTCGTAGCGGCTCCTACCTCTGCTGACGTACGTGCAACCTGCTTTGAGGGGGACTCAGGGCTTATATCTGTAATACCCCCCATACTGATAGCTGACTACAACAAGACCGCCCACGAGCTTCGACTGATCAACGGCTCTCTCATCAAGGGTATACCCGCATCTGAACCTGAGCGCTTTCGAGGCCCACAATTCCATGGTGGGTGGTGTGACGAGCTAGCCGCATGGGACTACATTCAAGAAGCGTGGGATCAAATCATGTTTGGGGTACGCCTTGGCAAGCACACTCGTCTCATATGCTCTACTACCCCCAAGCCCAAAGACTTAATCGTTGAACTTGTGGGTAGGGAGGGTGACGACGTTGTGGTGACCAGAGCAAGCACTTACGCAAACCTAGCAAACCTTGCGCCTTCGTTCCAAAAGCAGATCCTTCAATACGAGGGAACCAAGATAGGTAGGCAGGAGATTCATGCGGAGATCCTTGACCCTGAGGACTCTGGCATTGTCAAGAGGGAGATGTTCAAGCTGTGGGCTAACGGCAAGCCCTTCCCCAAGTTCGAGTACATCATCCAATCCTATGATTGCGCCAGCAGTGAGAAGACGCAGAACGATCCGACAGCCTGCATCACGTTTGGGGTGTTCAAGCCCTTAGACAGCCCCATGAGCGCCATGGTGATTGACTGTTGGCAGGAGCACCTCCAATACCCTGACCTGCGCCCCAAGGTGATTGAGGAGTTCGAGATTGTGTTTGGGGAGGGTAAGGAGGCGAAGAGGGTTGACCTCATACTAATTGAGGACAAGTCGGCGGGTATAGCTCTTATACAAGACTTGAGGCGTGGTCACCTACCTGTCGTGCCTTACAACCCGGGTCGGGCGGACAAAGTCCAAAGGCTGAACATTGTTTCCAACATCATCGCTAGGGGTAGGGTGTGGATACCTGAGTCAGACAATAGGAAGGGCTATGTCAAGTCTTGGGCTGAGGGCTTTGTCAGTCAGATCTGTAGCTTCCCTGAAGCCGCCCATGACGACTTTGTGGACGCCTGTACGCAGGCTCTACGGTATTTGAGGGACTCAGGGTGGATCGACATTGACGGTGCTCCACCAGAGCCGTATGATGATGACGACTACGCAGACAGCCAAGCGGGTAAGCCAAAAGGCAACCCATACTCTATGTAGTCCCAACACGCATGGGGATTGTTCCTAGGTACTATTAAGAATAGTCACCAGCCGTGTTGGTGTGTGTCTCCTTGTTGTCTGGCAATAGCTTGCGAGGGAGTCACTGTCGTCTTAGTGGGAGCAGACCCCGCACACCAACAACTTACAGCAGGGTAGCTCAACGGTAAAGC